GGGATGCCCAGGTAGGTCGACACCAGCGACGTGATCGACACGACCGGGCGCACGCTGAGCAGCAGGTAGTCGTTTCGTGAAGCCACGACCTCGCTCTGGTCCGTGACGGACAGCGGGCCGACGTAGGACTCAACGATGGTGGTGGCTGCCGCGAGGTAGTTGGTTAGCTGCGCGTCATACTCCGTGCCGGTGATGCGCAGCTGAGCCTTGACGTCGTCCAGCGTGGCGGCGCTCATCGCGTCTCACGCTTGCTGGCAGTGCGCGTCGACTTCCGCGCGTTTGCACGGGACTTGGCCCACCGTTCCAGCTCGTCCTGTCCGCGCTTGCGGAACTGCTCGGCCATCTGCTGCCAGGACAGGTCACGCTCCTCGCGCAGTCGCTCGTAGTTCTTCGTCAGGAACTCGGGCAGGTCAGTGGGCATCGGGATTTGCTCCTCAACAGAGACGTGGATGGTGCGAGCGGGGGCCGGGTCGCAACCGACCCCCGCTCTAGCCGACTCAGAACGTCGGCGCGATCAGACCGTCACCGGCCACCGTGTCGACGCCACCAACGGTGGCGACAGCGGCCGGGTAGCGGCCCGCGGAGAATGCGGCGTAGGAGTAGATCACGAGCTTGACGGTCAGCTGGCCGCCAGCCGTCTCCTCGAACCGCAGCCGCCGCGGCATGCCGTCGCCGTCCTCCCACAGCAGGAGGTCGGCCGCGCGAGCGACGAGGACCTGGTCCTCGTTCTCCGTGCCCACGTTGGTCGGCATGTTGGCGTCCGTGATGACCGGGAGCGCCTGGAAGGTGCCCGCGACGGTGCCGTACTCCGGCCCGTCGTAGACGCCATAGGTGTTCATCGGCCCGGACTGGTTCGGCACGACCAGCGGACGCTGCGAACCGTCCACCTGGGAAACGAGCCAGTTCCAGCGCCGCGGGTGCATCACGGAGAAGGTCGGCGGCAGGAACCGCGTCGTCTCCACCGTGTTAACCGCACCCGCAAACTTCTTCCACAGGAGCGCGGAGGTAGCCGCCGCCCCGAACGCCGTGGAAGTGCCGATGCCGCTGGTGTTCAGCACGCCGAGCATCTGCCCGGACGCGCCGGACCCGTCGAGCGCCTGGCCGTCGAGGGCGACCGCGTGGGCGCCGACGAGGTCCATGTAAATCAGGGCGTCGATGCCGGGGGTGCCGCGCTCCAACGCCTGCCGGGACACGTCCTGCTGGCCGGCGATGGTCGCCACCGGAACGGTGACGTTCGCCCACACCTGGGTCGTGTTGGAGACGTCGACGTTCTGCGCCGCCTGCACGCCTGCGGATGCGCCCGTGGTGCCCTTCGGGATCTCGAAGGTCATGCCCTGGCCGGGCAGCTGCAGGTGCTGGCAGGCGTTGGCGAACGGCCTGCCGGCGCGCGCCAGCAGGGCGGCCTGGTCCACGAGGTACTGCGGGACGACCAGACCGGCGAAGCTGTCGGTCGTGCCGGCCGCGCGGTCCTCAGTGGCCTCGCCCTCGATGGCGACCTCCCGCATGTGGCGCTCGATGCGCTCGCGGGCGTTGTAGTCGCCGGAACGCATCACGAAAGCGTCACGGAAGAACGACGCCTCGCCGCGCAGCGAACGCTGCTCGGTGTAGGTGCGCTGCTCGCGGGTGACGACGGCCGGGGGCTCGGTCCGCTGCTCGGCCGTGTCGGCCTCGCCGTGCTGGACGGCGGCGGCGTCAGCCGTGGTCTGCCGGGCCTCGGCCTCGACGGCCTCGGTGATCCGCTCGGCGCGCTCACGCATCTGCGTGGTGAGCTCGGCCGCGCGGGCCTCGTTCTCCGGGGTGAAGTCCTCGGCACGGACGTTGAGGATCGCGTCGAGCGCCCTCTTGTCGGCCTCCTGCTTGGCCCGGAGCATCTCAGAGAGAGTCATTTCACTGCTCCTTGAACGGTGCGCGTCATGGTCGGCAGGTGGTGGCTCAGGTGGGACAAGGCCCGGCGTGAGCTCCGGCGTGACGTATTCGGGACAGCGCGGATTGCCCGGCGCCGGTCGGCGTCGGGTGGCTTGGGGGGGGTGTTGCTACTCGGTGTGGATCGTGCAGAGGGGGTCGACCACGTCAACCACCCAGCGGAAGACCACGCGACCACCGCCCACCGGGACTCGCCCGGTGTGATGGCCGATGCACAGGCAATCGTTCACAGCGTCGCCGCGATGGCTTTGAGCTGCGCGAGTCGGCGCGACAGGTCAACCACGTCGACCTCGGGCTCGACGTCGGTCAGGCGCGTCAGGGTGTTGCCGGGCGGCAGGTGACCGCCCTGATCGGGCTGATCGGGCTGCTGCTCGACCGGCTGCTGCTCTACGGCGAACGCGCGCTCCAACAGCGCGAACTCCTCGGGCGAGAGCGGCTTGCCGTCGCGCAGCGTCCGCATGACGGCGTCGAGGTCCGTCGCCCGCAGATACGCGGACGTCGAGTCGCTGGCCGGGTAGGTGACCACCGAGACGTCGAACATCTTGACCTCGCGGATGGTCCGCTGCGTGTAGTCCTCGTTCCACTCCTGGCGGGTGGCCTGGAAAGCGAAGCTCATCTGGTCCAGGTCGCCGCGCGCCATGGCGGAGCGCACGGACTGGACCAGTGGCGAGCTGCCGTCGAGGTCAGCCTCAGCCCGCAGGCCGTGGTCGTCCTCATCGAGCGTGAGCGTGCCGCTCTTGGTCCGCGCGATGGGGATGCCGTCGTGGTTGACGAGGAGCCGGACGTCGTCACGCTCGGCCAGCGACTTGGCGAACGCGCCGCGGGTGATCGTCTCCGTGTAGTCGCCCAGCCAGTCGGTCACCTTGTAGGGGGTGTCGGTGACGCTCGCGTAGCCGCTGAAGGACAGGCCGTTGCCGTCGCCCGCCTCCCGGACCTGGAAAGGCTGCCGGCGCTGCTCGCGCGGAGCCGCGGCGTAGAACGCGGCCCGCGTCTGCTTGGTGTTCATTTCTGATCTCCCTCTGCGATTGCAGCGGCGGCGGGATCTGCCTCGGCTTGCTTGGCTGCCTGGCCCTTGAAGGACGGCAGGTAGGGCACGTTGCCCCAGGGGACGGGTGGCCGGCCCTCCGCGGCACGGACCTC